GGTAGCTAATAACCGAGTTACATATACGACTAATCAATACGGTACAGAGATCCAAGATTATTTTGTAGACGGTAATAAGGTACCTATGGGCGGTATTGGATCTCTTGTAACTTTCCAATCGTTGTTACCTGGTGTATTACAAAGTGCATCTACAACTATTAAAGCTGCATACGATATACAACGCGCGAGCGCGGTGAGTGCAGCTACACCAATGCCGACTGGAATATTACGGAACCTCGGGGCCGACCTGCCAGAGTCTCAAGTACAAGGATTACTAGCAGCTTTCAAGAGCGCTCGCCAAAACCGTAGTACGGCATATTTAACGAGCACTCTCGAGTATGTTCCTACATCTTTTTCACCTAAGGACATGACCTACAATGAAAGCTCGCAATACCTTTCGACCGAAATCGCGCGCGCGATGAACGTCCCGGCGTACATGATCTCGAGTGACATGAATAATTCGATGACGTACCAAAATATTTTAGATGGTCGTAAAGAGTTTGTAGCTTATTCTTTGCAACCTTATATTTCAGCTATCGAAGATCGTTTATCTATGAACGATATTACAAACTCATCTAATCAAGTACGTTTTGCCGTAGATGATACTTTCTTACGAGTAGATGCTAACGATCGTTTAGACATTATCGAGAAAATGTTAAATCTAAATTTAATCGACGTAGATCAAGCCCGACAAATGGAGCAACTAACACCGCTAGGAGATACAAGTGCTACTAACGTTTAGCCAAGAAATACAGGCCGCAGATACAGAGCGCCGGATGATATCCGGACTCGTTGCACCTTACGGCGAGATCGGTTTTACAAGTGCAGGCCCGGTTATGTTTGAGCGCGGGTCAATTACATATGCTGAGGCCTCACAAATTAAGTTACTTATGCAGCATCAATCCGATAAACCGGTAGGTCGCGCTATTAGTTTCAGCGACTCAACAGAGGGCGTATACGGATCCTTTAAGCTTTCGAGTAGCACTCGAGGACAAGATGCACTCGTATTAGCGCAGGAGAACCTAGTTTCCGGCTTATCCGTAGGGGTCGATGTAACGGCCTCTAAGCCAATGGGTGACTACCTGCTCGTTACGGCGGCGGTCCTCAAAGAGGTATCGCTCGTCGAGAGCGCCGCCTTTTCTAGCGCATCCGTAACTGATATTGCAGCAGCTCGAGCAGCGCTTGAGGCAGCTACAAGTACAAAAGAAAAAACTACAACTATCTCTACGACAATCGTAGAGGTCGAAACAGAAACAGAAACCGAAAGCGAGGAAGCTGTGACTACAGCCCCAGAAAATACACCGGAGGATACTCCGGTAGATGCACCGGCCGAGGCTGAAAAAGTCGAAGCTGCTCGTAAGATCATCCGACCATCCGTACTAGACTCTCAGCGAGTACGTACACCTATTACATCTATGGGCGCTTATACAGAGCATAAGATTAAGGCAGCTCTAGGCAACGATGACTCAAAGCTTTACGTAACCGCAGCCGATGATAGCTTTGCTACAAACCCTGCATTTTCACCTACTCAGTACCTAGCGGAATTTCCAACAAATACTCGTTTTGGTACCCCGGCTATTGATGCCTGCAGCCGTGGAGTTTTGCCTACAAATGGCATGACCATAAATGTCCCATCACTCGTCACCTCAGCCGGTGGCGGTACAGGCGTAGCACCTGTCGTAACCGTTGAGCTCGAAGCCGGAGCGGTACAAAATACCGGGATGGAGACTGCATATTTAACTGGGACTGTATCCAAGTACGCCGGCATGAATACGATCAGCGTAGAATTGTTAGAGCGCTCAGATCCTAATTTCTATGCAGAGCTAACAAATCAGCTACAGAACGCGTATCTAAAGACTCTCGATACGACAGTACTAAACGCACTAATCGCAGCTGGTCAATATAGCTCAGGATGCGATGCAGACTCAGCCGGTATTATTGAGTTTGCCTCAGACTCAGCTCGTAAGGTTTACGAAGCTACCGGTTATTTTGCTAATAACTACATCGCTAACGGATCACAATGGCAGCTACTTATGGGTGCTACTGATACAACAGGCAGGCCAATTTATTCGGCTAGCCAGCCGATGAACGCTGGAGGCCTTGTGCAGCCGGGATCTATTCGCGGCAACGTACTAGGACTCGATTTGTATGTAGACAAAAACTTTACAGCTACTACAACTATCGATGACTCTGCAGTAATTCTTGCACCTGAGGCCTTTACTGTTTATCAGTCACCTACCGCATATATGTCTGTAAACGTAGTATCAAACCTACAAGTACAGGTAGCTATTTACGGTTACATGGCAACTATCGCAAAAATGCCTAAGGGTATTGTTAAGTTTAATCTTAACTAAACCAAACAACTAATAGTCGGTAGCCCTCTTAGCCCTTTGAGGGCTACCGGCCCTAGTAAGTAAGGAGTAAATAAGTGCCAGCTACATATGTAACTGAGGCTGAGCTCCGTGCGAATTTAGGGATCGAAAACCTTTATTCGTCGGATATCGTCGAAACCTGTTGTCAAGCCGCTCAAGATTTACTCAACCAATTTTTATGGTTTGACTCAGCCCCGGTCGTAGGCACCGCGTTACAAAATAATGTAGCTACCGTAATGATCGCTAACCCTGCGATATTTAGCACCGGGGACTCGATAACCTTGAGTGGATGCGGCTCAACCTATAACGGCACTTTTACAGTTACCGGCACAATCCCTTGGACGGCCGGCACTACTACTCAATTTCCATCTATAGCATTTAATAATATGGCTTTTAATTGGCCTAATGGTTATAGCTTTATACAGTTTGCTAAGACCGCAGCTAACGCTAATTTTACGCGAGTACTCCCCTACGGCTCAGCCGTGGGAGCAGATACAAAAACAAATAGCTACGCAACTACTCCGGCCGTACGCGAAGCCGCGATGATCTTGGCCGTAGACATTTTCCAAGCACGGCAGGTTAGCCAAACCGGCGGCGTATCTATCGATGGTTTTAGCCCTAGCCCTTACCGTATGGGTAATAGCATGATCGGTAAAATCCGCGGCCTTATCGCCGGATATACAAACCCTAATGCGATGGTCGGATAATGCCGGCACCTATCACTACTTTACGTGCCTCACTAGCTGCGGCCCTTGCTAATGCAAACGTTTGGAATACGTACAGTTTTCCGCCTGCAACTATCACCGCTAATAGCGTAATCGTATCGCCTGCAGATCCTTACATAACACCGACTAATAACGATTACGCCAATATTTCACCGATGGCATCCTTTAGAATTATCTGCACGGTGCCTCTCTACGATAACCAAGGCAATTTACAGGGCATAGAGTCCCTAGTTTGCGCCGTATTCCAAAAGTTAGCTGCATCGCCAATCGTTATGAATATTGGGGCGGTAAGTGCTCCTAGCGTTTTAACGGTACAAAGCGGCGATTTACTAACGACCGACATTACTATCTCAATACTAACCGAGTGGAGTTAAGCATGAGCCTAACCGATGAAGATATCGCCTTTCTTATCAAGATAGGGCAGATCACCGAAGCACCAAAAAAAGAAACAAAAACACACACACCTACTACAGAGAAAAGCGAGGAATAGGCGATGGCCGTATTTCTATCAAATGGAGTAGTCGTAACCCTTAACTCGGTTGCACTCTCTGACCACGTAACGAGCGCCACGATTAACCGGGTTTTTGAAGAGCTGGAGGTCACCAGCATGGGCGATTCGAGCCGGAAATTTACAAAGGGTTTGGAAACCTCTACGATTTCGCTAGATTTCCTATCCGACACCGCAGCCGCTAACGTAAACGCTACGCTCCAAGCTGCATGGGGTACAACTGTACCTATCACGCTAAAGCAGACAAGCGCAGTTACATCAGCAACCAACCCTTTATTTTCCACTACGATTTTGGTCAACAATACGACCGACATCAACGGAGCCGTCGGTGATATCGGGACCCAGAGCATTACATTTACCTGTAATTCACCAATCGTAATTACTACTAGCTGATAACAAAGAAAAGGGGCTAACAAATGGCAAGACTCAAAATAACAAGGGCTACAGGCGAGGTAACAGAGCATCAAATCTCGCCGCGAATTGAGTACGCCTTTGAATTATACGCAAAAAAAGGTTTTCATAAAGCCTTTAGAGATGACGAGAAACAAAGCGATGTATATTGGTTAGCGTGGGAGTGCTTACGCACATCCGGCGAAACCGTACCAATTTTCGGAGCTGAGTTTTTAGATACTCTTAAAAAAGTCGAGGTACTAGACGACGAGCCTTTAAGCTAGGGCGGGACTCTGTAACACATTTGATAGCGCAACTATCAATACGGTTACAGATCCCGCCTCAAGCGGTACTCGATCTCGATACAGAGATGCTAAAAATGTTGATAAAGGTACTTAACGAGCAAGCGGAGGAGGCCAAAAATGCCCGTAATAGAATTACGCGGAAACGTTGATCTACGTAAAGCTATACGCGCTTTTGCTCCTGACTTAGAAAAGCAACTACGTAAAGATTTAGCCGATGCTATGAAGCCTGTAGTCGCTAAGGCTCGGGGTTTTGCACCGGCTGAGCCTCCTATGCGTAATTGGGCTCCTCGATCCTTTAGTGAGGCTAAGTTTCCCTTTTATAACGTTGAGACTATCCGCGCGGGTATTACATACTCGACAAGTCCTACATTAGTAAGAGATTACGGCTTTAGCTCAATGGCAAAAATAACTAATAAATCTGCCGCGGGTGCTATTTATGAAACTGCGGGCCGTAATGGGCCTCAGCCATGGGTAGGTCCTAGCGCTGGGGGAGCAAGTAAAGGCGTTAGCCGATCCGTAAACCGTAAAGCCGGTGCTCAATTTATTGCCAATTTACCGCCGCTGGTTAGCAGCTTACAAGGTCGCGGCCGTTTGATTTATAGAGCGTGGGCCGAGGATAAAGGTAAAGCCGAAACGGCAGCGTTAGAGGCTATTAATAAAACTACTACCCTTTTTAATGCTCGAGTGGCCAAGGGGCCAGTGAGCAGGGCTGCATAATGGTATTACCTGTAATTAATATCGGCTCCAAGTTAGACGGTAAAGGATTTAAGCAAGCTCTAACCGCCTCTGAAAAATTGGGTAAGAGTGTAAAAAACCTTGCCGGTAGTTTTGGTTTGGCTTTTGGAGCTGCCGGTTTATTATCGTATGGTAAAAATGCCGTTAAGGCTTTTGCAGAAAATGAAAAGTCTGCAAAGCGTTTAGAGACAGTATTAAAAAATATAGGTTTAGGGTTTGATACTGCCGCTATAGAGAAAAACCTCGGAGATATCTCTGCCAAGTTTGGTTATGAGGGCGAGGTATTACGTGAGTCTTTTCAAAAGCTCATTACGGTTACAGGCGATACCGCTAAGGCTCAGGATCTACTCAATCTATCTTTAGATGTAGCTGCTGGATCGGGTGAAAGTTTAGCTACCGTTAATGCAGATTTAGCGGCCGTTTACGTGGGCAATACTAAAGGTCTTAGAAAATATAATTTAGGACTTACTCAAACCGAGCTAAAGACTCTTGATGTTAATGATGCCGTAAAGCTACTAAGTAGGACTTTTGGCGGTGCGGGTGAAGCCGAGCTTAAGACTTTCTCGGGTCAAATGCGTGTATTACGTGAGGCCGCAGATAATGCTCAAGAAACTATCGGTACTGGCTTAGTTAGCGCTTTTGGCATTTTGTCAGGGGAGGAGGGTATCGG